ATCGGCAGTTGATTGCGAAATTCATCGTAAGCTCCATGCACGTGAGAAGCCGCTGGTCTCTTGTATGCGGTTTGATACATCTGCAACGGGCGAGGACCTAGCCTTCAAGCCAAACATCAAGACAGAGGAGCCTGACGAGACGTATCTACGAAATACAAAGAAACAGCATCGCAAATTGAACAAGGTATTGATCAAAAACATGGTGTTACTGATCGATCCTGTTAGTAATGAAGTGTTTGATGGTCCTGCATTTGATGATAATCAGCGTCTTCTTAGATTAGGTAAATTTGTTCCTCCTCATACGATCCGGTTTATACTTGGATAAGGTCATCAAGCCACGAATCGCATACAGTAGCCCAGCTCTTGAACCGGAAATCCATTGCTGCCTTCTTCCGGTCAGAGAGAGTTGAGATCGTATTCTCAAAGGCAACTGCAACATCTACCGGATTGAACGTAGGGGTGTAAAATCCAAGGGGCATAGTACCCGGAAAATACACACGATCAACCGGAGCCACAAAGGTTGCAACCTCCTCAGTCAGGAATGAACGGTAGCTACCGACATCCGTAACAACCTGCGGTGCTCCAGTGTAGAGGTGCTCGAGCTGACAGAGACCATAACCCTCGCCATCTGAGGTATTCACGCCAATGTCCGTTGCATTGTAGATACGGTTGATGGCCTCGTCGTTGACCGTATTAGGAGGAGACGTATCCATGATCATCAGGCGCTGAATAAACTTCTCACGGTCAAGATCATTGAGCTTCATCTCCTCAAGAAAGATACGCTGAAGATCGTAGTATGCACCAGACTGCGGGTTCATGTTGGTCACAAATAGGAAATAATACTGAGCAGTGGGATTGCGCTTGAGAAGCTGGACAAATCCCATGATTGACAGGTCAAGACGCTTGCGCTGGCTGTTACGGTTTGCATTGAGAAACACAGTCGCATCTGCAGGGATATTCAGACTCTTTCGTGCAGAAAGACGGACATCGTTCTGCAGATGACTGAATACGGTCGGATCAACCGCATGCTCAAGAACAGACGGCTCGGGTCCACCATACTGAACGAATGTCTTCGCCCAAGAGTCAGTGAAACAGTAGACACGGTGTGCAGCCTTGTTGATCGTATCCATCAGGGGCTGTGCGATACCATTGTACACCTGGTCCACGTAGATCCACAGCTTGTAGGGGCTCTTGGTCTTATCGTACTTCATGGCCTCAATAAACCGGTGAATAATCAGCGGGTCATTGTAGATCATCACGACATCGGGATCAACCATATCGAGGTACTCATTGATCTTATTGAACCCAAATCCCTCCTCCTTCGGATCCTCATTGGCGGCTGCATCGTAGCAGATGACACCATCTGGGACCTTGCGGATGTTTGCACGAGACGGGTGGCGCTGAAATCCGAAATGATAGACCTTAACCTTGGGAACAAGAGTGGATGCCTGGCGAAGAAGATTGTATGCAACCTTTGAATACCCAGTAGTCTGATCAACGTGCGTACTAACAAGGACGAACCTCATTTGGACTAGATACTCTTTTTCTGCGTAAACTACAATGCAGATAAACTCAGCCCAGGATTATCTGACCCTGAAAAAGAGGCAGATAATTGCAGCTACGTTTACCCAAAATCCGCCTCCGGTCAAGCGTAGGAATAACACAATTGTGACCGCACTCCTAGCAAATAAAGCCACTGGATACGAGAAGGTGCCTTATGCCATCAGTCTTGCTCCCGGTACTGCGCCTGGTCCAGCGTATGTATTCCCAGGGTTGCGTCCTACTGTGAACAACTGCTGTATTCAGCCGAGTTATATTATTCCTGGTGTTGCCGCTGTTTATACATACTATCCCGATCAAACTGGTCCAACAAATAACACTGTTGCAACATTGATAACAAATTCTACAGTAATTCCGGAACAATCAACTCTTGCAACAAGTGATTCAAGTGGCACTATTTTTGTTATCAACCAAACGAAACTCTATAAATTACCATTTGGTGCGTCTTCATTTACAGAAATAGCAACTATCTCCCCTGGACCAGGCAACGGGTCCGCATCGCAAGGCTTTCCGGACGGTCTTGGTAATTTTTATTATACCAATCGGTATACAATAAATGAAGGATTTACAATCAAAAAGTTGAATCTAACAACTGGAGTATTAACAACTATAACACCGAGTCCTGCTTTATCTACCGTGGCAACCAATACGGATGCGATATATGGTGCTTCTTGTGATTCTACGGGGAATTTTTATCTACAAGTAGTTACAGTGGCGTCAGGTTATCTTTCTGGACCCCTGCTGAAAATAACTCCTGGAGGTGTATTATCAACATTCACGACACTAACATGGCCCCAGAATGGTGGTCTAGTTTTTGCTTATTCTGCCACTACTGACACTATTTATCTTCATTTAGGTGGTAGCTTCTCGGAAATATATGCAATACCGGTATCAACCGGAGTACAGACTTTGATTAGTAATCAATCTGGATACAATGGTTCTACTTACGTATTTATAGTATCTCCACAAGGAACTCACCTTTACCTTCAGAAGGGAAATACTATATGGGCGGTAAATATATCAACTGGTATAAAAGCACGTATAGCTGGACCTGGTAGCGGCGCAACTGGGTATACTGATGGTGCGGGAAATTTGGCTTTATTTTCCAATGGTCCAAGTAGTGGAGTTGGTATGGGTTTTTTACCTGATGGAACATTGTATGTCATAGACCCTACAAATAGCGCGATTCGCACAGTTAAAGGTCCGACAGTTACAGTATCTCCAGCAATACCCACTGTTTTCCCTAAAGCGGGTGCACTCATTTAATCTTATCGAACCATACTACAATGAGCACCTACGCAGACTACGTAGCATTGAAAAAGAGGCAGGTTATTGCAACCACATTTACCCAAAATCCGCCTCCACTCGCTCGCAGAAATAACACAATCATTACCACGGTGATGGCAAATAAGGCTAGTGTATACGAGAAAGTGCCTTATTCTCTGACTCCTGCACTGGGTACACCGTTTGGTCCAGCCTATGTTACCCCGGGTGTTCTTCCGAGACAGAACAACTGCTGTATTCAGCCGATAGCTAGTGCTATAACTACGCAGGCAGTTTATACATATACTCCTAATCCAACCGGTACAACAAACAACACTGTTGCTACTTTAGTACAAGACAATACAAACCTCGCGAGTCCAGCGGGATACTGTTGTTTGTGTGTTGATTCTTTTAATAACGTTTTTTGTATGAATGGTAGTACTATGTTTAAGATAACACCTAGTGGTTCTTTGTCTGTGTTTGCAAGTATACAACCGACTAACAATAATGCCAAAGTTCTTAGCGTAGATCCAAATAATAATATTTACTATCGAGACGGGGCCGACGTATATTATATAAATAGTATAACAGCAAATAAAACTCTGGTTGTGTCCTCGTCACAAATCATCGCAGCAACATCAATGGCTAATTTGTTGTTCGATGGTCCTGTTGTGGATAATTCAAGTAATGCATACATAATTGTTGATTTAAATATGTATAAAATCACTCCAGCTGGAGTAATAACGCTTTTTTGTAATGGTGCTGCCGTACAAACTGCTCGCGGGATGTTTTTTGATAAAACTACAAGTACAATTTACGTTAGTTCTCAATATACGAGTACTCTCAAATGTATACCTACTACTGGAGCTAGTGCGGGGGTAGTATCAACGCCCACAAATATACCAGGTGATGGATCTTTCGCGTTCAACAATCTTACAACTGATATTACAGGAACTATTTTTATACTATATAGTTCGGTGAATTACAATATAATTGCACGAACAATAAATAACACTAGCGGAGAGACTGTTATTGCGGGGAGTTCATCTGGATATATAGATGGTCCTGCATCGGGTGCTAAGTTCGCATCACCAGGCAACGGCAATTATGGAATTACAACGGGAAAAGATGGGACTATATATCTTTACGATAGAACAAACTTCGCGATTCGTACAATAAAAGGACCCCAAGTAGTTGCAACTCCACAAGTAATAACCTACTACCCTAAAGCGGGTGCACTCATTTAATCTAGTCTCACATCTAACACAATATGCCAGGAGGCCTAATTCAACTTGTTGCCACTGGGGCTCAAAACGAGCTCGTCAATGGAAACCCGTCAATGACCCATTTCAGAACTGTGTATCGGCGTCATACCAATTTTGCAATGGAGTCCATTCGCATGACATTCTCAAGTTCGCACCTTGAATTTGACAATGTTGCAACACGCACTATTTCGTGTCGTATTGACCGTTATGCGCAGATGCTTCACGATACATACCTTGTCATTACACTTCCCGATATTTACTCGCCACTCGTGTATCTCGGAGCAGGTGTTGCGCCCCCAACTGGTTACGATCCTAATTCTAACTCAATTGGTTATGAATTTCAATGGGTCTCTAACATTGGATACAATCTGATTGACCACGTTGAAATTACTGCAAACGGCCAGGTTCTTCAGACTCTTCGTGGAGAGTGGCTCAAGATGTAC